CGGGGGCCTGGGAGAGCAGGTCGAAGCCGCGCACGACCTGGTCGACGCCCTGGTAGGCGTCGTCGACGACGGCCGCCAGGTTGTAGGCGGGCACGCCGTCCGCGCGGCGCACGACGAAGTGGTCGACGGGGCCCGTGTAGGAGCCGTGCAGCTCGTCGAACACGGTCCACTCGGGCGAGGGGGCAGCCAGGCGCAGCGCGGGGGCGCGCCCCAGCGCGGCCAGAGCTGCGCGCTTCTCCTCGCGCTCGGACTCGCTCAGCGTCAGGCAGGTGCCCGGGTAGTGGCCGGGCGGCACGTGCGGCGCGGAGGCGGCTTCGCGGATGTCGCGGCGGGTGCAGTAGCACTCGAAGATGAGGCCGCGCTGCGCCAGCGACGCCAGGGCGGCCTCGTGCGCGTCAGCCCGCTCGGTCTGGATGAGGGGCTCGCCGTCCCAGTCGATCCCGATTGCCGCCAGGTCGTCGATTTGGCGCTGCGCGGAGCCGGCGCGCTCTCGGTCGATGTCTTCGATGCGCAGGACGAAACGCCGCCCGGTCGTGCGCGCCCACGCCCACGCGAGGATCGCGGTGCGCAGGTTGCCCAGGTGGAAGTCGCCCGTGGGGGAGGGCGCGAATCGTCCGGTGTTCGTCATGCGCCCAGTGTACGAGGCCGTGGCCGCCTCCCGGGATCCGCCTCCCCGGGTGGTAGCCGCGCAGGCGTACAGTGGGGTGCATGGTGAGAATGCGGGTGCCCGACTGGTTGGCGGTCTTCGTGGGCGGGGTCGTGGGGACGGCGGCGCGCGCCGGCCTGGACGAGGTTGCGAAGGCCTCGCCCGTGCGCGGTCTGTTCCTGTCGTGGTCGACGCTGACGGTCAACGCAGTGGGCGCGTTCCTGCTGGGCGCGCTGGCCGCGTGGGTGGCGGGGCACTTGGTGCGCGGCGCTGGGGATGCGGCGTCGCTGAAGACCCTGAAGCTCCTGATCGGCACGGGTTTCGCGGGTGCGTTCACGACGTACGGGACGTACATCGTCGCGTCGGTGGGCTACGTGTCGCTCAATGGAATTGTCGAGGCCGTCTCTCAGTCCCTGGGTCTCCTGGCCCTGGGTGGGGCTTGCGCGTGGGCGGGGGTGCGCGTGGGGGGGGGAGGGGGTGGCCTCCCCCGCCGTTGAGGACGAGTCACCGCGGTGAAGTGGAAGCGCCGTTACTTGGTGTATTGTTCGAGGTCGGGCGTTGCATCGGCATCGTGGAGGTCGCCGAAATCAATGGGCTTGAAGTGCTCTTGAATGCCTTGGAAAATGCGGAAGAGTGCGGGCACGACGAAAATTTGGCAGATCATGCCGATGAACATGCCGCCGACGGCAGTCGTTCCGAGGGCGCGGTTACCGTTGGCACCTACCCCAAAGGCGAACATCATGGGGAGCAGACCGATGATCATGGCCATGGAGGTCATCAAAATCGGGCGCAAACGAGCGGCGGCACCGTGGAGAGAGGCGGCAGTGATGCTCATTCCCATCTTTCGGCGGTCGAGTGCAAACTCTACGATGAGGATGGCGTTTTTCGCCAGGAGGCCCATGAGCATGATCAGAGAGATTTGCACGTAGATGTTGTTCTGGGCTTGTCCGAAAATGGCGCCGAGGATCTTACCCACCATACCGGGAATATAGCCCAAGCTGCCCATCAGGTGGATGAAGAGGAAGGCTCCGAGCAGTCCAAAGGGAACAGACAGCAGCACGGCGAAGGGGAGGAAGTAGCTTTCGTACTGTGCGGCGAGCAAAAGGTAGATGAAGACGAAGCAAAGCACGAAGACGAGCCCCGTGGTGCTCGAACCCGAGGATTGCTCTTCGCGGGTGAGACCGGAATACTCATACGTGTAACCTACGGGGAGGGTGGACTTTGCCACTTCTTCCACGGCCTTCACGGCTTGTCCGGAGGTGTAGCCCTCGGCGGGGTTACCATTGATGGCAATCGAGGTGAACATGTTGAAGCGGCTGATGACGTCAGGACCTTCTGTGGGGGTGAGCGTCATGAACTGGGTGATGGGAGCCATTTCGCCGCGATTGTTGCGCACTTTGATGTTGTTGAGCGACTCGATGTTGCTGCGGTCGGCGAAATCGGCCTGCACCATGACGCGATAGACCTTACCGAAGCGGTTGAAGTTGGAGGAATAGAGACCGCCGAGGTAGCCTTGCAACGTGGTGAGCACGTCGGTGGGCGAAAGACCGGCGCGCTTACACTGTGCAGCGTCGATGTCGATGGTGTATTGCGGGAAGCGCGTGTCGAAGTTGGTCTGTGCCGATTGGATTTCGGGGCGCTTTTCAAGTTCAGCTATGAAGTCATCGGCCACTTTCTTGAATTTCGTGAGGTCACCACCGGTGCGGTCTTGAAGATTGAGCGAGAAACCGTTGCTCATGCCGTAGCCGGCGATCATCGGGGGCTGGAAGAAGAGCACTTGGGCGTCCTTAAATGCCTTCTGCGACTCGAGATAGAGATTGGCAAAGACCATGGTGGAGCTTTCGGTCACCGAGTTGCGTTCTTCCCAAGGCTTGAGTTTGATGATGAACGAGCCGTAGGACGAGCCTTGTCCGCCGAGGAAAGAGAAACCGGAAATGACCACGGTGTTGTCTACCAGGGGAGAGGCCATGACCAGTTTCTCAACTTGGCGCAGCATCTTGTCGGTGCGGTCTTGCGATGTTCCGGGGGGGAGGGTGACGGCACCCATGATGGTGCCCGTGTCTTCGTTGGGCACGAGGGTAGTCGGGGTTTTCGCCATTGTGAACATGAGCAAGGCGATAGAAAGCGCTACAAACCCCATCGAAAGCCAAGGACGCTTCACGAAGTGACCCACTCCTTTCTTATAGCGCTCGAGGAGACGGTCGTAAGCGTGGTTGAACGAATCGATGAAACGCTGTGAGAAGAGACCGAGAACGGCAACAATGGCAATGATCCATGCGGGGATGGAGAGGTAGAGATGTTCGGAAGTGAACAAACCGGCCACCATGAAGACGACAGTCGCCAAGAGCAAGAGGAGTGTGAGCCAGGGTGGGAGTGCCAAACTGAAACGCATGCCGCGCACTTTGTACTTCTCCTTCATGATTTGGAGTGCCTCGCCCTGTGCTTCCTTGACGCGTTGTCCGAGCGGGCGCTCGTCGTTGTGCGCCTTGAGGAAGATGGCGCAAAGTGCGGGCGAAAGGGTGAGTGCATTCAGGGCGGAGAAGGCAATGGCAATGGCCATTGTGATACCAAACTGGCGATAGAAAGCACCACTCGTGCCGCCGAGGAAGGAAACGGGGATGAACACCGCCATCATGACGAGGGTGATCGAGAGGATGGCCCCACCGAGTTCGTTCATTGCATCGAGCGATGCTTTGCGCGTCGAGGAGTAGCCCATGTCAAGTTTGGCGTGCACACCTTCCACCACGACGATGGCGTCGTCGACCACGATGGCAATGGCCAGAATGAGGGCCGAAAGGGTGAGGAGGTTGATGGAGAACCCTATTAAATATAGGGCGAAGAAAGTACCGATCAAGGCCACGGGGATGGCGATGGTGGGGATCAACGTGGAGCGGAGGTCCTGTAGGAAGAGGAATACCACGAGGAACACGAGGACAAAGGCTTCGATGAGCGTCTTAATGACTTCATGAATTGAAGCGAAAAGGAAGTCGTTCACATTCATGACGGTACGAATCTCCAAGCCTGAGGGTAGAGTGCCCTTGATGTCTTCAAGTTCTTTCTGAATGTTCTGAACGATCTCCGTCGCGTTGGAGCCTGCGATCTGCGTTACCATGCACGACACGGCGGTGTGTCCGTTGGTGCGACTGCCGGTGGCGTAGCTATCCGAACCGAGTTCGACGCGAGCGATGTCTTTCAAGCGAATCACCTTGCCGTCGGGGGTGGCTTTGATGACCATTTCCTCGTACTGTTCGGGATTTTCAAGGCGTCCGCGATAACGCAGCGTGTATTGGAACGTATTATTATTGCGTTCTCCGACGTTACCCGGGGCAGCTTCGATGTTTTGTTCGGCGAGAATGCCGGCCACATCGGTGGGTACGAGGCCGTACGAGGCCATTTTTTCGGGATCGAGCCAGATGCGCATGGCATAAGATCCGGAGAACACCTGTGCATCACCTACACCCGGCACACGCTGCACGAGGGGAATGAGGTTGATTTTCGCGTAGTTCTCAATGAAGTCGCTGCTGTATTTGTCTTGTGTGTCCACGAGCGAGAACACCATGAGCATGGAGCTCTGTCGTTTCTGGGTGAAGACACCGACGCGCGTGACTTCTGCGGGCAAGACACCGGTGGCTTTGGAGACGCGGTTCTGGACATTGACGGCAGCCATGTCGGGATCAGTGCCCATTTTGAAGGTGATCTGGATGGAGGCCGCGCCGGTATTCGTAGCCGACGAGCTCATGTAGTCCATGTTCTCCACACCGTTGATGGCTTCCTCGAGCGGGGCGATCACAGAGTTGAGCACGGTTTGTGCGTTGGCACCCTGATAGGCTGTGGAAACTTGAATAGTGGGCGGGGCAATGTCCGGATATTGGGTGATGGGCAGGGAAACCAAGCCCAAGAAGCCGAGAAGGACGATGAAAATGGAGATCACCGTGGACAGTACTGGCCTATTGATGAATAAATCTAATTTCATTGATCAGCAATTTTGGTTTGCATTGGGGTGAAATTGAACGGGCGAGGCGTGCGAAGAGGGAGTCGTCGTCTCGCGGCGCACTCAATCTTGTCCGGGCATCTTCTTTTTGGCCATGTGGTCCATCGATTTCTCGAGCTGTTTGGCACTTTGCTCAGGGGTGATGGGCTTGATTTGCATGTCGTTCTTCAGTTTGTTCACACCTTCCACGACGATGCGGTCGCCTACACTGAGGCCTTTCGTGACAATGTAGTTCTGCCCGTCGTTTTGCGGCATGACTTCAATCTCGGTGGAGTGGACTTTGTTGCTCTTGTCCACGAGATAGACAAACTTCTTGTTCTGAATTTCGACCGTGCTCTTTTGTTGTACGAGAATAGCATTGCTCTTATTCACCGGGAAGCTCACTTGTCCGGTGGTTCCGGAGCGGAGAATCTGATGCGGGTTGTCGAATGTAGCGCGCATCTTCACGCTACCGGTGGCCACATCGGCTACTCCCGACACGGCACTCACCTTTCCCTGTCGTTCGTAAGTGGTACCGTCGACCAGCACGAGCGACACGGCAGGCATCTCGCGAATGGCGGCCTCGATGCCTCCCGAAGTGCGCGTCATGTCGAGGAGTTGTTTTTCGGTCATCGAGAAATAAGCATACATTTGCGAGAGGTTCGACACCACCGTGAGCGGCTCTTGTGTGGAAGGTCCGACCAATGCGCCGACACGGTAGGGGATGGTACCGATCACCCCCGAACTGGTGGCACGAACCGTGCAGAACGAGAGTTGATCGTTGGCGTTGGCGAGTGCCGCCTTGGCCTGTTCGAGTTGGCTGCGGAGTGTTTGCAGCTGATTCTCGGCCACTTCCAAGTCATACTGCGAAACGATTTCTTTTTGTCGCAACGCGCGCTTGTTGTTGACCGTGAGTTGTTGCGTTCTGATGGCCGTCTGCGCAGATTTTACAGCTGCCCGCGCCTGATCCACCGCAGCCTTGTATTGTGTGGGGTCGATAACAAACAAAACCTGCCCAGCTTTGACGAAATCTCCTTCGTCTACGAGCTGGCGGACGATGTTACCCGACACTTTGGCGCGGATTTCTACGTCTTGCACACCGCGGATGGTGGCAGGATAAGTGGTACTCAAGTCAGCAGCACCCGTTTCGACGGTTTCAACGGCAAACTCATTGTTGTCTGCTCCCATCATTTGCTGTTTATTACCCGAGCACGCGGTGAGCGTTAGGCCGAGTGCGAATAAATAGGCGATTTTTTTCATGCTAAAAGTTTTCGTGTATGATCGTTTTTATGGGGTTGAAGTTCGAAGAGTTTTGTAAGTGCGCCCGTTTTTGTCTGCGTAAAGCTCTTTCGGGTGCGGACTCCTGTCGCAAATGTACGAAATAAACGCGCGCAGTTTTGATCGTTTTACTCTGAAAATTTGCACATCAACGCGTTTTTAGAGTTCGTTGTTTTTTCTCTATGCCGTTTAATCTTGAATTGCTATCTTATATCCACAAAAGTCGACATCTTGCGAAATTGCCTGATTATGAACCAATTGGTCACAAACAACCTTATTCTTGCACGGATATTGCACGGCTGTCAAACTTCTGATTTACTTCGAAGCAATGAAATTATTAGCTCTTTGTCTCTTAAATGCTCCTCCAATTGTGCAATGCGAGCACGGAGTTCTTCATTTTCCTTTGCCATGTCAGTGGAACCGGAAAGAGCAATGTTGTTACCATTGAACGAGGAGACTGCATTGTTACCAATAGATAGGTAAGACTTGTCATCAGGGAAAAATTCTGTTATACTCACATTCAAAGCTTTTGCGATACGCTCAAGATCTTGAGCCTTGATAGAACCCTCACGGATACAGCGAAACAAGTTAACGTCGCTCATGTCGACTTCAGCAGCTAATCCTTTGACACCACCGGGGCGTTTTGAGCAGAGTGTTCGAATTCGTTCTAAAAACATAGTAATCAGGTTTTCTTGTTGAGGGGGTATTAAAAGTGATCTTGTCGAATAAAACACACAAATAAATTTGATAGTGTGCAATAAAAATGATACCTTTGCGGGACAAAGATAATAATAATAATAACATCTACTACAGAGGCCGATGGATAAATGCATAAGAAAGGAAATACTTAGCGCAGCGGTGATGAGAGAAATCAAAATCGGACAGACTTACGTGATTCCGATTAGGTTTTATGATCGAGTAACCGTCTACAAAAACAGATATGGGAAGAGTCTACAACGAAAATTCAAGACAGTAGTAGATGAACCCAAAGGTATAATCTATCTAACAAGAGTATCATGATCCACATTCCACCCCAAACCGTCCCCGGAGGACGTTATGACATCGCTCAAACATGTGCATTGCTTGGTATTCACCGCAATTCGCTTCGTGTCTATACCATAAATGGCGCGATTAGATCAGAGTATCACCCCGAGTTGGCACGGAAACTCTACACCGCAGAGGAAATTCAGCGCTTTTGGCATAGTAAACTGTAAAAGAAGAGAGCATGCTGCCTGTAAAGTACAACACAACCCGAGAAGGAATTGAAATCTACCTATCGGGAACGAGACATACCTACAAACTTGAATGCACCTTTTGGGCAATTCGAGCAAGAGCTTTCTTTGCCACGATAGATAAGGAATTTCAAGTGGAACGCGTGAAGAATAACGACGACGGGACGAGTGTCGTATTCTTCAAAACGAACACAGAACAAGCGGAAACGCTTGTGGAAAGAATGCAAGACATCGTCGAAGCGACACTCTACGATTTATGATAACTGTTGAACAACTATACGCGGGTACACGGGAAGGACTGGATATTATCCTTTCCGTGTATCCACAAGCGGAGGTTTGCGTAAGTAATCCAAAGGCAAAATTCAAGGCACGAGAATCCGAACGAACGCCGTCTGCTATGTTAATGGCGACGACGGATAAAAACGGGAATCGCGTGTGGAAGATGATCGATTACGGTGATGAAGGGCATGCACTTTCACCGGTGGACGTCTGGATGAAAGAGCGCGGCATCAATCGATTCGGCGAAGCTGTATTGCAAATTGCTGAAACGTTCAATGTACGTTCTGACATCAACAAAACGCAGAATCGAGCCGAATGGAAAGATCGACCGGCAAAGCCTGATGAAGCCGAAGGACAGACTATTTTCGAACTCATGGACGAAATACCGGAGACATGGTTGAAGGTGATGAGTCCGAAAGCGACTCAAGAAGTCGCCAAAAGTCTACACTGGCATGCTGCGAAATATGTAGGATATGTAAAGAATAGAGTGGTCAAATGCGAGTATGCCAACGAACATTATCCGATACTAATACGCGAGTGTGTAGTACCTGCGAAAGGAGAGGAACCGGGGAAATCTTTCTACAAGATCTATAAGCCACTGAACCCTGATAAGGCTTTTCGATTTTCGTATGCACCACGTGGTGAAAAACCGAGGTCTTATATCAATGGACTCGAGGAGTTACGCATGCAATGGCGAGAACTTAATGAGAGGCTTGAGCGTGAATGGAACGCAGACCCGGCCAAAGAGAATATACCATACAAAGAGATCAAATTAGCAGAGGCGATAATCTGTAGTGGTGAACGGGACGCCTTATGCTGTAAAGCCATGGGATACGCCCCGCTTTGGTTTAACTCGGAAACTTATCGCGTTTCGGACGCGGAATTTCGCGAGATTACGAAGTACGCTGAAACGATATACAATATCCCCGACCTGGACGCTACAGGGCGTAAAAAGGGAGTTGAGATGGCACTGCGATTCATTGACGTGCGAACTGTTTGGTTACCGGAATGGTTGTCGTCCTACAAAGACAATCGGGGGAAACCACGGAAAGATTTGCGCGATTGGATGGAGCTACGTGGGGAAATCGGTGATTTCAAGGATCTGCTCCTCATGGCTACACCGGCCAAATTCTGGAGAGAAAGAGTCAATGAGAAGAAGAATAAGACGGAGTATTGGATCGACACAGTTTCATTACTGGCATTTTTGGAACTCAACGGGTATCGTTGTCTAAAAGACGAGGATAGCGACTTGACAAGATTCGTACACATCACAGGAACGACGGTGCGCGAGATAAAACAGCGAGATATAAGACGTTTCATTCGCTGTTGGGCAGAGGAGCGCGCATTGAACGCCGATATCCGTAATCTCATACTCAACTCTACCAAATTAGCCGGACAAGCGGTGCTCGAAAACCTGGCAGAAGTGGAGCTGGATTTTTCAAACTGTACAGCGGACTCACAGATATTCTATTTGAAAAAGAATGATCGGGAGAACGTGGCAGTGGAAGTTACTGCCAACGAACTCAAAGAGCACACTGATGGTTCTGCTTTGGGGCACTATGTGTGGGAAGAGAATGTGATCCCACACCGATTTACAAAGCTCGAAGATATGTTTGAGATTACGTGCTCGAAAGATGAAACAGGGACAGACGTTTGGGACATAAGCGTTCAAGACACGGCTTCTCCTATGTTTGGCTACGTGATCAATACATCGAGGCTCTATTGGAGAAAGGAGATAGAGGAGGCATTTGCAACGAGAGGAGAAAGGAATGCATATCATGAAGCACACCGTTTTGATATTGCAGGGCAAGGACTGAATGCAGAGGAGATCAGAGAACAGAAGCTCAATCTCATCAACAAGATTTTCTCTATAGGCTACATGCTACACAGACACAAAGACCCGTCAAGAGCATGGGCGCCGCAGGCCATGGATAACAAGATAGGATCAGACGGGGAATGTAACGGAAGATCGGGAAAATCCTTTCTCTTCAAAGCATTCGAACATTTCATGAAGCAGGTAAAGCTTTCGGGACGAAACCCCAAGCTCATGGATAACCCACACGTCTTTGACCAAGTAGACAAAAGCACTGATTTCATTCTCGTGGACGATTGTGCTCAATACCTTTCGATGGGTATGTTTTACGACATCATCACCGGTTCGTTGACCGTCAACCCGAAGAACAACCGCTCATTTACGATTCCGTTTTCAAAAGCTCCGAAAATGGGATTTACGACCAACTATGTTCCTACTGATTTCGACGCATCTACAATGGCGCGTTTGCTACCAATGGTTTTCTCAGACTATTATCACCAACGCGCCGCCGAGAATGACTACATCGAAGATAGATCAATTCGTGATGATTTCGGACGGAACCTTTTGACTGAAGATTATCCTGAAAGCGATTGGAACCGAGATATCAATTTCTTCATGCAATGTTGTCGATTTTATTTGAAAGTAGCGGGCACGAGCGGTAAGATATTACCGCCACTTGGTAATATCTTGCAACGAAAGCACAAGGCGGACATGGGGGAGAACTTTGAAGATTGGGCGGCCACCTTCTTTGCCGAGGAAAGTGGCAACCTCGATTGTCTGTTGGTTAGACGTTTGGCCTTTGAAAATTACGTCAGATTTGCCGGGAACGTAGGGCACCAGTATTCGATGAAAAGGTTTGTCAAGCAATTAAAGGCGTTCGTCGCTTTATCCCAAGAGGTCTATATGCTTAACCCGCCCGAACTTTGTAACTCGCAAGGCCGTATTTCTCGGAGAATTGATGGGAAGATGGAAGACATCATCTATTTACGTTCGAAAAAGGCGCACGAAGAAGAAGAGCCGGTAAACGATTCATTTGATCCACCATATAGATTACCGTACTGAATGTAGAGCAATAAGCAGCCATGCAATCGCGTGGCTGTTTTTTTGTATTATTACGTGTTTTCTGGCGGAGAAACCTGTCTGTATGATCTGAGAGGTAGGAAACCGTAAAAATGTGACATGCTGAAATCGTACTATTTTTCCGTATCATCGTATCATGAGGAGGAATATTAGAAGAGAATGCCGATGAATAAAGGGAATTCAACATGATACGGAAGTGATACGGAAACGATACAGAAACGATACAGAAAAACCGAGAAGCGTATCAAAGCACCGAATTTCGCCCCTCGATGATACGTTTGCAGACGGGAACCAACCTGTTTCAGGTACTGATTATTTCCGTATCACGTCTAACTCGCTGATAATCAATATTGATACGATGATACGGAAATTTCGTGCGAAAATCATATATGAGAAAAAAAGTGCACGGACTTTCGCGGTGTATTGGTTTGGTGGAACCCCGGATAATTCGTATATTTGTGATATAGAAATAACTGATTATGAAAGATATAACGACTTCAATTGTAGTACCGCCCTACCTGTTCGACTGGCTTGTAAATAAATATGGCAATCCCCTAAAATTCCCCGCACGTTCGCCTCACAACGACTTATTACACGCGCTGGTGGCAGTGGCGCAACTGAAGAAGACGCCCGGAGACGAGGAAAGGAAACGGGGCATGGCGATCAACGTTGTGCTCCCAAACAGAAGTAGGCACAAACCCGAGCATTACCACCACTTGTCGAAAGAGGCCAAAGCCGTTTTTGTAAGAGACCTCAAGAGGTTTTTTCGCTTAGACCTGGTGGCGTTCATTGTCGAAACGGCAGCAGAGGGGAGGTTGACCCCTCAACATTTGGAACAATGGTGCAAGCGCCATGGCATAAGAATAACCCACAGAGACGCAGTCAAACGAATGTATTACCGGCTGAAAAAGGACTTTGAACAACAAGGGATCTTATTACCGCCGAATTTCGCGAAAAACGCGGCACTCATCACCGCATGAATTTCATGATAATAATAACGCCCCCACGTTCAAATGACGTGGGGGCGTTGTTCATTTTACTCTTCGGTGGTATTTTGCGCCTGTTCCTCTAAATAGCGGTGGTAAAAGCGGATCGCGTCGGATACGAACGCCGTCTTGTACAAGTAGCTATCATAGATTTTCAACGCGTCTTCCGGTAGGCCGATTGTGATTTTGCGCGCTACTGTACGCGGACGGCCTTTGCTTGGAACACTACCAAGCGGATTTTTCGGGTGCTTTGTTTGTTCCATTGTACTTTTGTTTGTATTTTTGCAGTGTAACGAACCTCAAGAAGGTAGGGCGGGGGCTTTGCCCCACACCCTTTTGCTTGGTAGCCTTTTAAGGCTTAATCCATCTCAACACGACGGAGAATTCCAAGCAGAAAATCTTGATAACAAGGATCTTCATGAGAATCGTTATTAATGGTTTAACATCGCTAACAGCCTCGTGCTGAAAGCGGCAATTTTGAGAGTCGCTATCTCTCTCAATTGCAATACAAAGATACGATTTTCTTTCTAAATAAGCAAGCTTTCGGCTTGATTATTAGAGGGTTGTCGTATCTTTTTTTTGTGCTTGCTTTTGTTTTGATCGGAGTGTGCGAAATGATGTAAATTTTAACGCATATTCCGATTTTCCTTTATGCGCTCATGAGTTGCAGAGTTCAGCGCGCTGGGGGATCCTTTCACTCAAAGACCGCACTCTCGTGACGGCCTTTGGCGAACAAACGGCTAAAAAACAGCATATTCAGGCAAAGCAAAGCCGGAAAAGACTAAACCGATGGTATTTGTCTCTTCCTTTTGCCCTGAAAAAGCTGTTTTTTAGCCGTTTGGGCGTATTTGTGCGCCTACATCCACCCTATCGGGATGAATGCAGGAACCCGCACAAATACTTTGCGTTTTCGCGCGCCTACATTCGCCCTATCGGGACGAATGTAGGAACCCGCACGAAAACTCTAAGAGGAAGATTTCTCTATTTCAACAACGCGGCCAAACGGAGAAAACCGTTAGGCCGCGTTTGTCATTTTTTCCCCGCGCGGGCGGGGCTATCTTTGCGTCATTAAGAGACACAACGCTATGCCAAGAAAATACGACATCAATATTGAAGGCGAAATCGGCTATTGGATCACCGGGGAGAGCGTACGGGCTGCTATGCAACCATACGCCGAAAGAGAAATAAAAGTCCGAATTTCGTCTCTGGGAGGATCGCTTTCTGATGGGTTGGACGTCTGTACACTCTTTCGAGCACATTCGAACGTGACGGCTTATCTAAATGGCATGGTGGCATCTGCAGCCACTATCATAGCCATGGGGGCACGTCGTATCGTGATGGCACCCGAAGCAGTCATGCTTGTGCATAATGCATCGTCGTTTTTATTCTACTTCGAACGAGTACAGAAAGAAGACATCGACGACAAACATGAAGAACTCAAGCAGCTCAATGAAATGCTTACGACGTTCGACAAAGTAATAGCTGAAATCTATTCCAAACGCACAGGGAAAAGCGTGGAAGAGATGGAGAAGCTTATGAAAGAAGAGCGTTGGTTGACTGCACAAGAGGCGCTGGAATACGGGCTCGTGGACGAAATTGATAATTACGAAGACACCACGACACCGGAGACGGGTATGACGGCAATGGTCACGGCCATGTGCAATGCACACGGTTTGCCGGCGCCACCGCTCAATATTGTAAGCGAGCCAACTATCATTGAGCGAGTGCTGGCGAAATTCGGAATCGGAAAGGCGGCAAACAAAAGTACAACTGAAAATAATTGCTTGATTATGGATAAAACGACACACCCTGATTTGCTCAATGCTTTGGGAGTTGAGAAAATGGAAGCCAATGAAAAGGGCGTCATGCTGTCAAACGCACAAGCTGAAATGCTAAACAAAGCGCTGGCAGAGGCCTCAAAAGAGAAGACGCGAGCCGAAGACTTAGAAAAGAAAGTCAAGGAATTGCAGTCAACGATTGAAGCAATGAAAGAGGAGGCAAAAGCCGTGGCGAATGCTGACGGTGCAGAAACAGGAAAAGTGAACGACACCGCCGTTAACAAGGGAGAAGATTCTGTGGCAAAAGCCGCCGCCGTGGCAAAGGCACAACTTGAAAAGATCAAGGGGCTACTCTGACATTGATAGACGCATGTTCCTAAGAGAGAGAATAGCCGTAGGGGGCAAGGCATTGAATAACTGACACAACAACAAATATGGGATACCTAAATATTTCGGACGCTGATCTCAAAAAATCGGCGACCACTTTCCAAAAAGAACTGCTGATGACACCGGTCATCTCGTGCAGTGAAACATTGCAACACTTCACGGGCCGCCCGGGCGTTGCAGGGCGCGAAGTGATCGGACGGTTGACCGGAGACATTGAACTCGGTCCGTACAACGCGACACGAGTTGACGACACGGGCGTGAAAATCACCCCCCGTGTACTGGAAACTTATCTTGGATCAGTCGTGAAGAGATTTGATCCGAACGAAGCTGCTAAAACGGTTTGGGGAGAGGCGTTCGCACAAGGTGAAGAATTGACCAAAGCTGCATTGGTTTTGCAGGTGCTGATTTACTTATCGGCACAACTTGGAAAGATGATCGACACCGCTCTTTGGACGGCGGAGCGGAACGATTCGGGAGACAAGACCAAAGACCTATTCGACGGCTTTGATACAATTACGAAAAAAGAAATTGACGCCACGAGCATTTCAACCACGCAAGGGAATCTCCACGAATTTCCAGAAGCATTTTCCAGCACGAACACTGTCGACCGGTTGATGGACTTCTACCAAGCGGCGGCACCGGAACTGCAGGCGGTTGAGACGAAGTTGTATATTCCTTATTCTGTATATAACCTCTACAATCGCGATTACGCCACCCGTTTTGGTTCAACGCCCTACAACCATGAGTACTCGAAAACATTTCTCGAGGGTACTCAAAACTTGTGCGAACTCGTTCCTTTGGCGTCCAAAAAGGGATCGGAATACGTGCACTTGTCCACGAAGAAAAATATGCTTTACGGATATGGCGCCGGAATGGCTGATGAGAATATCGCAATCGAGAAATACCACGAGTTCCTGATCTCCTTTGTGGCGACCATGTATTTCGGCGTGCAGTTCGAAACCATCGCAAAAGAAAGCCTCTTTGTGGGTAAAATCCACGCATAACACTAAAACGATAAGACCATGCCAAACAAATGCAACGGTTTGCCCACCCTCACAGAGAGTCTCACCCACTGCCAAGGCAGTCGAGTGCAGCCGGGCTTGAGAAATCACATGTATTATATCGCAAAGCGAGACATCGTCAAGTGGCCCAAGCGTCTCAATATTTCAGATAGCGGCGCTACCATGGAAAAACTCGCAACGCTCAATGGAGATTTCGTGCTGAAAGCCGATAAGAAGTGGAAACGAATTGACCTGATCGACAGCAAGGGACAAATGGAGTCTGATCTTACAGGAGAATATCCGTCGAAGCTCTATGAGAACAAAGCCACTTTGACCTTTCCTGGAATTGAGGAGGACGTCACTGGCTTTTGCCAACTGGCAGCTGAAGATCACTTTGTGTTTCTCATCGTTCAGCGAAATGGCAAATTCCGACTGCTTGGTTCGGAAATGTATGACACAGAGGTAAAACCCAAGTTGTCAACAGGCGAGGGCTATTCCGGCGGCGGGACGGTGATAGAAATCACTTCACGAGATATTTCGCCCGCACCGTTTTACGCCGGTATAGTAGAAGTGGACGAGGGCAAGATTTCGGGAGCCAACGATGAAGTAACTACAGCCGTAGCAAGCGAAAGCCATGGATAAAGCATTCACACAGGACATCGCCGACTGGTTAGAAACCCCACGCGAAGAACGCGACGTGAGAAAAGGGGCTGAACTGCTTTTGCGTATCAATGGCAACCGACATATTTACCAACTGGCAATGATACGCCCGGAAACGGCACACAACCATGTGGAAGCCGACCTAAAGAAATTCCTACAAATTCGGCTGGACGGCCACACCATGGAGAGCGTTCGCCAAATGGATAGCGAGCTGATTCCGAAAGTGCAGAACATCATCACGACGCGACAAGACGAAAGTGAAGACGCACCGGAAGAGACAGATGACACAGCACCGGCACATCGCGGAAAGCGCAGCGACCACAACGAACTACCTGAAGAAATTCGGGCTATCTATGAACGCGGTGGTGAACTCTTCGAGAAGATCAAGCAAATCTTTACAGAATTGCAGCAGATGGAGAACGCGCCGGCTTGTGATCGCTACGAAAAGCTCAAGGTGCTAAAGCCGCTTGTGAAAGAATACACCGACGGCTGGGAACGTTATGACAACTACAATTCCGATATGTCGCAAGAAGAAGCGGTGGAAGCGGTCGATGAAGCGCCGGAGCCCGGCAACGAAGTCAAACGAGTGGGGGCGGCAAGGAAGTTCATTTCAACACACGTAGCTAAACTCGAAACACTGCTACAGGCAGAAACAATCGACGAGGCAGAGGTTGAAAATGAACGCCGGCAAATCGCAGAGAGAATGGCATTCATCGCAGAAACAGGTGGAAGTTTCAAACCCGATTTCGCCCAACGAATACACGCCTTAGGAGTGGACATTGAACCCTCTACTGAAGGCGAACAATAAAACGATTTTTTTGTTTAGGTTGACGGGGCGGACGTTGAGAAAATGTTCGCCCCGTTTCTTCTAACAAACAAACTCATGCACACAACAGAAGACAAACCAACAATACACGACCCGAGAGAGGAACCGACACAGTTCTTCATCACAGACAGGTTGCAACTGGGAGAGATAATCGAGCAATTGACAGTATTCACGGGGAAAGCCGATTTGAAAATCATGTCGTTTTCGGTGGGAGAGGAATTCGTGAGAAAAATCCACACGCTCAAAAAGAAAGGGCGGATCAAAAGCGCCGAGCTCGTCTTTGATTTCAAAGCCGCCGAAAAGACTGCAAGAACAAATACACTCACAACAACCGTTTTTGACCGAGTATACTATTGTGCCAATCATGCAAAAGTGGTCGTCGTAGCCGGCGAACAACAAACTTGCACCGTCCTCACATCGCAAAACGGGACGAGGGGCACAAGAAACGAGGCTTATTTCATTACAAACAAGGGAGATATTGCAGAATATGTGCGAAGAAAATTGGAAAAACTCCGAGCATCTCGGGTCAATACCGGAGATTGACTACGAACTCTTCGAGCGTTTGGTGCGCGCGCTCACACCCATCGCAGATATTGCGGTGCTCATGAACGTGGACGAGGCCATATTGCGTGATAATATCGAGGATCCGAATACGCCATTGTCCAAAGCATTTCGACGCATCAGAGCGCAAACCGCGCTTGAAATCCGAGAAAGGAACATCGAATACATGGAAGCGGGATCACCGAGCGCGACAGAAAAGGTTTCGGAATTCCTCAAACAGGCCTTTCTTGATCTATGAATTTGGCACTGATCGAAACCGCACAGAAATTTCTCTTTGCAGATGAGAGAGAAATGCAGGAGGCAGGACTTTCGCAGGCCACGCGGGGAAGAATGATCAGGCTAAGGGATATTTACAACCACTGGCTGGCTCATCCGAGATTACTGGACAAGGATATCGTCGTTGAGATCATTCGAAGGTATCGCATCGGAAAGTCCATGGCATACGAAGATCTCAAGATCATCAAGTTCTGTTTGGGCGCGATGAATCAGAGCACCGTGGATTTTGAGCGCTGGCAATTTCGACAAAGATTGGACGAGGCTTGGAACACGGCACGCATCAACGGAGACGCACGAGCCATGGCGCAACTCGTCAATGCACAGGGAAAGTTTATGCGACTGGACAAAGACGAAGCGACAGCGCCCGACTACTCTACGATTACACCTCCTTTCTTGGAAATTACAGGCGACGTTTCGGTAGTAGGTTTCGACCCGATTGCAGACGTGGACAAGCTGGTGAAAAAGTTGACTGCACGATACATCAAGGCTGAAGCGCATGACGTGGAATTTGAAGACATCCAAAACGAAACCGACACATGAGAAGATTCTTATATCGCGTCGAAGCGATTACAGCCGCAGCCGTCAAGACGACCAATGTGGCGGTGGCACCCGACGGGCACAGAGCCATGTTCGTGGGACGGGCGCCGAACGCCGAAGAGTGGTGCTTGACCAATATAGCAGAGGCCGACACGACAGAAAGTGTCGAAGACGGCTTAAGGCTTTACACGACTAAAATCACAGTGACGACCCACCGCCACACCCCGCTCGCAACAACGGCGGCACTGCTACTCACAGACGCCGAGGGAACGCGCTGGTTAGTGGGTGGGAAGGGACCGACCGACCCGCTCTTCACCACAGAGCAGCACCACCCCGGTGAATTCAATTCGCCAACGGTGGTTGTGCTAAACATTACATGGACGTCAGTTTTCCCCATGCTGGAGATCATTTAATAAACAGAGGACATTTGCAATTCTATGAATGAAATAATTGAAGCCTTTCGAGACACGCTTTGGCTTTTTCTAAAAGAGCATGCACACACGCACACCGCGGTCATTACGTTGTGCACGGCTGCTATTCTTGTAGCCATGTTTCTCGATCTATGTTTTGGAGTACACAAGGCCAAACAACGCGGAGCAACCGTGACATCGAGGGGCCTGAAAAAAACAGCCAAAAAGGCCATGAGATATTTTGTGCCTTTCTTTGTGCTGACACTACTCGACATCGTGGCATGCTATCTTTTGCCGGCACCATTCTTCTGCATGGTATGGAGTGCTTACTGCCTGATCTGTGAATTTAAGAGCATCCGAGAATCGTGCTGGGAAAAGGAAGAAATCGAAAAGCAGAACCGCACGATTTACACCATCATTGAGGATAGAAACGATTTGGCACGACTCATCGCAGACGCTTTCGAGCAACAATTGGAAAATAAGAAAGAGGCAACAGAAGAAAAAAACACGGAAGATAAGGAGGAGTAAGCATGGCAACATTGCAACAGCGCGCCGAACAAATTAGAGACGAGGTGCAAGAGGCGGCAAATACGGCGCAACGCGTCGGACAGCTGCTCATTGATCTCATCGCGTTGATAAAAGGCGCTGACAGTCGATATCTTTCAGGAATTCGCCCCGACACGGCACATGCACCCATCCACTTTGCCCAAGGACTGACATCAAGAGGAATTCAAGTGCAGGGCACAGCCAACGTGGAAGGAGCATTGTCCGTGGGTGATTTCCAAGCGGGTATGAGTGGCGCCGGTATATCAGCCGACGGCACAGCCGAAGTCGAACGACTGACAGTGCGCTCGAAATTGGAAGTGGCAGAAATGCAGATCAACCGACTCACAGCCATGGAGGGTGATTGGTTGTTGACTGAGAGCGGCACGGTGGAGCACGTCGAACAACGAGGAGCGCAATGGGTATTAACCATGCGACGCAGATTTGAAGGGGACTTCACCGCTTTTGCCGTCCATGACGTGATCAAAGGGATCGTAAGCACGGCAGCCGTCAGAGCCTTTCGACCCAACACGCCTTTGCCAACACCCGAGGCGGCGATTTACGCCGTGGCATGGCTCAGAGTCGAAAGCGTGGACATCAACGAAAACTCGATTACTTGCTCTTTGTATGACAACGCCGACGTTCCCGGTGGAGCAAATATGCAGCCGTGCGAGGGAATGAATCTCGCACGGTGGGGTAACACGAGTATTGCAGAACGCAGATCATGCTTGTATCTCTCATCAAGGGAGGGACGCATTGTGCATTTGCAGGGAGTGACGGCGCCGAAAATTACGCCGGAGAACCAACGAGCAGCCTTTGGCTCTTTGCCCGAATTTCTGAAAAAGGAACTGGCAGGAGTCGTTGACGCAAACGATGATTATCTGTTTGCACGGGGGCTTGTGGTACAAGACATCATTCGACTCGACGCGAAGGCAAATCCTATTCCTGAAATTGTGGATCGGGGCAACTGGAAGCAAGGAGCAAAGTATTACGGCGGGACACGGAACCCGGAAACGAAACGCTTTGAAATAAGCGACGTATGGCGAGAAGGGGCCCGGTGGAGGTGCACGACAACGAAATCCAAAGGTACAACAGAACCACCGACGCCGAACTCTATTCACTGGACGCTCATTCAAGCGAGACCGAAGGACGGGAAAGACGGGGGAAATTACAAAACGAACCTTATAGATAATAGTTCTTTTCAGGAAGGAATAAAGGGGTGGGATTCCGAACAAATTGAGGGCGTTTTTGAAGACGGGCTATTTAGCCCGGTAGTAGGGACAAGGGCGATTAAGTTTGAAGTGAAAAGTTTGCGAGAACATGATTACGCCGGGATCTCTCAAGAACTTTCATCATACGATTTGCCACCGAATACAATTTGCACATTAAGCGTTTGGGTAAGAGCCACATCGGACTTAAGGCAAGCGGCAATTATCGTGGCACCCAATTTGGAATCGCGCCCCTGGGCTGGTAAAGACATCGTAAAAGGGCAAGAAGGGTGGCAGCGCAATGTCCTTAAATTTACGACGCCGCGAGACGTAGGGGGAAAGCCGGTAAGAGTCTACATGTTGCTCTTCAATCAAGAGGAGAACGCAACCGTCTGGTTCGCCGCCCCTAAGCTCGAAATCGGAGACACGCCCACCGAGTGGACAACATCGGAGAACGACCGAAAGGGCACCCCCGGCAAGAGCAACTACACGCACATCGCCTATTCGCAGCACAGCGACGGGAGCGAGCTCACCTTTTCGCCCGCGAACGCCTTATATATCGGGCTCTACACCGACGAGAACCCCGCCGCTTCGTCGGACCCCGCGCGCTACATTTGGACACAATTCCGCGGAGACAAAGGAAGCACGAAGTACTTACACATCGCACACGCGAACGGTTTGGCCGACGAAGCGTTTAAGGACTTCACCACGTCGAACCCCGACGGCCGAAAGTTCGTCTACATGGGAACGTGTGTCGATGAAAACAGCCCCGACCCCACCAAGCCGGAAGCTTATCAGTGGACAAAGGTGGAAGGCGAGCAAGGCGCGCCGGGCGACCCCGGAAAGAACGGTTTGACAAGCCACACGCACACGGCATACGCCAACAGCGCAGACGGACAAGTGGACTTCACCACCACGCCGGGCGGAGCGGCTTTTGACTACATCGGGATCTACACCGACTTTAAAGAGGAGGCGTCGAAAGCCCCGCAGCGTTATGCCTGGGCAAAGGTGAAAGGCAATCAAGGCGACCCCGGCGAGAAGGGCGACCCCGGCGATAAAGGCGACAACGGCCGCGGCATTGACCACATCGAAACGTTCTATCTGCTCACGGCCGACGGCACAGCCCCCGAAGACGGAGCCCGCGATTGGAGAAACACCCCGCCCGTGCCAACGCCGCAAAGGCCATGGCTTTGGACGTACGAGCGGGTGGTCTATTCGGACGGGAAGAATGAACGAACCAAAGTCCGATTGGTTACACGATTAGCAAAAGACGGAGCCGAAGCACAGCCGACGCGGCCGAATCTGCTTGACGGCACAGATTTTCATCAAGACGGAGCATGGGAATCGGGACTCAACGGCACACACGCCAAGACTGAGACAGCGAAAGACGTACAGCCCGCCGTCACAGGGTGCGGAGTGCTGAGAACGCTGGTGGAACGCGGCGCCGTGGGTGAGGAATACGCGCAATTCTCGCAGCGCATACCGGTGGATTTGGTAGCAGGACTGGACTACACATTTTCAGTTTATGTTCGTGGTGACAATACCGGCTGGATGATTGTCTTTCCTAATTCGGGCGAGCATTTTCGCCTTTCGGCTGCAAATCCCGGAGAGTGGCAAAGAGTCTCGGTTTCATTTAAGGCGAGGACGCCAAGACCGGGAGAAGAAAACCGCGCTTATTTACGCTGCTGGCTGAAAAACGCCGACAACACACAGCGACACGAGGTGCTATTTTGCGCTCCCAAGTTGGAAGAGGGCTTAACGGCCACGCCATGGTGCTTGTCAGAAAACGACAAAGTGGGCGCCACCGTGCAATATCGTGGTTTTTGGGACGCGTTTGCAGACGGGACGGTATTTCATGGACGCAACGAGACGGGCGGTGGTTATGAAGACGTGGTCACAATTTTGACGCCCGCGGGGACACAAGAAACATATCGCTGCACCCGCACGCATACCAAAGCGGGGAACGATACACGCCCCGGTGCCAATTCACCATATTGGAAAAAGGGTGACTCGTTCGAGCTGGTAAGCACCGGCATACTGCTCGCAGGAACGGCACAAATCGGAAAGATCGCAACGGGCAACATCTCGCAGGATCGCATGGTTACCGCCGGTGCGGAAATGAGATTTTACGCCGCCGGTTGTAAGCACCCCGGTTTAGTCTTTGGATATAGGTCTGACTCTCAAAAACGGCGATTCCCCGTTCTGCAATGCTTCGACCCCGAAACGGGGGCGCTGCTCTATGATTTGGGCCCCGAAGGGATCTTTGCCAATGCACGCCGAGTGGCGGGCGTATGGACGCCGTTGCAGATGATTCGCGTAACAAGATACACGACCATCACTCAACTTTACAAGTGGTTAAGGGAGGACGTGGATAATTGGCATGATCAAGACATCGAGGAGTTGAAGGTCGAAAGTCCTTTCTTTGAAGACAACGGCGCACTTCATCCACTGTATAGGTTTGGACACGGCGCATATTACACCGAAGGTTGGAGTGAATTCCGAAGAGCCGACGGCACCATGCACAAAATCTTTGAGAGTTCGCGCACATCCACCCCGACAGAAGATTACCCGGCGGCTTTTTGGTTCAACCCTTTCGAGAACCAAATGAACACAACCGCCACACCGGAGAATGCATTGACCGATGACAACGGTGCAGCCATCGGCGATATCAACGCAACCCGAGTCGAAGACGGCTGGTACTGTTCGAGAGTTTGTCCCATTCGTGTTGAAAAAGAAGACTTCAAGATCAACGTGGGCAAACGCCCGAGAACGGTTCCGCTATACGCGATTGACCTTTGGAGATTCCGAGGAGGTAAGAAGATCGAGACGGGGACGACTTACTTCATTGATTTCGATTTAGAATATATGGCGGACGTGGACGACGCAGGGCGCGCTTTCAAAGGAAGAAACCGCCGTGGACTCATTGAAGAGGATAGCCGAAACAGCTTAATTCATGTGCCAATTTTTGAGATTCATGGTTTTGACTCAAGAACAGACACGAGTATCAAACCACAAAAAGACTGATATGACAGACATCAATCCTTTTTTGCGCCACCTACTGCGATTTGAGGCGGGGGTGGCGGATCGGAACCTTTCGACTGACAAACTTTTTCAGAAGGCACATGTCAAAGGTTTCGCCAACGACCCCGACGACCGCGGAGGGGCAACAATGATCGGGGTGACACTGGCGGCTTTCACCGCTTGGAGAAAGCAACACGGGCGCCCCGCCCCGACGGTCAAGGAATTGAAAGCCCTTTCCTACGAAGAGTGGAGGGACATCGTCGAGAAGGATTTCTGGCAGCGGTGCAAAGCCGACGAATTGAAATCTCAATCTGTGGCGATGATGCTGGCAGACTTTACTTTTCACAGTGGAGCACATGGAATAAAAGCATTGCAACGCGTGCTGGCTGTGAAGGTCGACGGGATCATGGGGGCACAAACATTGTCTTCTGCCAACGCCACGCCACCCGCCACGTTGTTTGCCGCTCTAAAAGCGCAGCGTTTGCGGTTTTTGCAGCTCATCGTGAAGAACAACCCACGGCAAAAGAAGTTCATCAAAGGCTGGATCACGAGAGTGGAAGCGATTCCTTTTACAGACTGACATGAAGATTGATTCGAGCATAAAACTTTCACCGCTGATTCTGCTGGTGCTTAGCCTTTGCTTTTCAAGTTGCACCACCACCCGAACCGTGGAGCGGCGCGTTATAGTTCACGACACGCTGAAAGTCAACAGAACCGACACGCTTAGATTCACGGCACTTGTACAGGATAGCGTCTATTTGCATGATAGCGTTTATCTCGAAGGAGCAACCACCGTCAAAGAACGCATTAAAGAACGCTGGCACATTCGAACTGACACCATTTGGCGAACAAAGACAGAAGCTCTACACGCCGTGCACCGAGAGACGGCACAACAGAAAGAAAGCCCAGAACCATCGTGGCAGCCTGGTATTTGGTGGGTGCTGTTGCTCCTCGCCATAGGCACGGCGGTTCCCGTTCGATTAGGCAAAAAATAAGTAGCGTAAGGTATGCAGTTACTCTCATCGATTCCATCATTGACCTTTCCCGATGAGTGGGAGGCGTTGACCATTTCAACGAGCACGCCTTTGCGGTGCTTAATCAGTGTAAACGGGCACCCGGCACTTGATTTGACGTTACGCCCCATAAACGGACAAATCACACTGCACGACGCCGGCTCATTGATTAGAGACCGCGCAGAGCGGAAGATTGCAGTGGTGAAGTTGGAGGTGATCAAGGACAGCAATCGCACGACTTTGATCACGTCGACCGTGATCCCGGTGCAGAGCCACATGGGAGAAACCGCCGCAGCTTTTACGGCACGTTCGTTCCTTACATTCGCCCCGCCGGTGAAATTGACCCACCGCGCGGCAACGGAACGCCTCGCATGGGTGGGAAGCGAGACGGCCGTGGCGATTTCGAGCGTTTGGTGGACAGCGCACGGCGCAGTGGAGCACACCGAGAGCATTGCAGCCTCACAAAAGGACGGGGCCAACGTGGTAGACGTTTCACCCGCCCGACTCAATCCACCCGAAGCGGGCGCCGTGCTTTGTCATTACGCCGCTGCATGTGGAGCGCGCCGACAACGCTACGAAATCGCCCCGCCCAACACCTCACAGGGCGGAGGGGCAGAGATTGAGTTTCGGAATGATTTCGGAGTGGCAGACACCGTGCATGCTTTCGGCACCGTGGAGCGCAATGCGAAACCCACTTATAAGACCGCGCGGATCGCGGGGCGTCGACACAACTACGAGACGGAGAGCGAAGTGACAATCACATGCTATTTCACCCCCCTGGGAACAGACACCCGGCAGGTGGAAAGCGTGACGCAAGCCGACGAGGTGGTGCTTTTGCCCATGCGAACGCCTATCATGCCGGTGGAAGCTGAAATCAAATGCACCGACGACACGACGAAGATAAACCACGCCATGGTGAAATTTCGTGTGGAGGAGGAAAGCCCCGCCAACGAGACCACCACGACCGGCAAACGATATAAGATTTTCGACGACAGTTTTGACAATAGCTATGAGTAAGGACGGACAAAGAATGTATCCGAAACGTATCCACCACGCGGAAGCACGGCGATTGCTCAGAGACCGGCAACCGCACCGGCTGAAAGTGTGGAAAATGGCGACGGGGGAGATCCTTTTGTATTCGCGTGCTATCTATCAAGGGGAACACAACAAACGGCGCTACACGCGCGTGCTGCTGCTCCCATCGGGAGAGATACGCGAATTTTGCAACTACACACTTTTCGAGATTGACGACATGAAGATTTATTTGTAATGGACACGACACACGAAGTTTGGACACTCAACACCGAAGGCGTGCAGGCTGTGATCGCGGAAGTGGGAGACACCACCGAAGTCTTTGACACCGTGGTGGGAGCGGCCAAGTCGAAGCCTTTGCCGGGCAGCGCAACCGAGAAATATATTCCGTTTGGCGCAGATGATCAGCTGCCATACGAACTGAAACGACTTATCGACGGTGACGAGGTGACGGCGCAATGCTTGAATTTCAATGTCACAGCACTGTATGGCGCGGGTATTCACACCGGAGAAACAGATCGAGCAGCAGAGACTTGGAGCGCACGACAGGCTTTGCCCATGTATGTCTTGGATCAGAGCACGGATATGCAGCTCTACTATTTCGCAGTTTCGGTGATCATCCTTTCGGCAGACGGCAAACTCATCAACAGAATTGTGCACAAAGAAGCCCCCTATTGTCGATTTGCCGAGGCCGACCAATATGGAAATATTCCGTTTGTCTATTATGCCAACTGGCATGCCAACCGTCCCAAGCCCGAAGAGATTGAGAAGATTCCACTGCTCAACATGAGAGACCCGTTAGGTGATCTCAAAGTGCGAATGGGACAGGAGCCCGACCCGAAGACGGGGCGGAAACGTACGCCGACCCGCGAACGGAAATTTGCCGTCGTGGCAAGATTCCCAACGGCGGGATGTCAATATTACCCGGTTCCTTACTGGTCATCGATTCTCCGAGGAGGAAGCTACGATGAGAAACGGCTGATTTCGGTGGGAAAGCGGGCAAAGCTGAGAAACCATACGAGCGTGAGATACCTGGTGGAAATTCAACGCGACTATTACGAGCGCATTTGCCGGGAAGAGTTTATCACCGACGCCGAGAAAATAGCAGAACGTATTCGCCGAGAAAAGGAGAACATACGCAACTTCCTTTCGGGTTTGGCCAATGCGAACAAGGTTTGGATCTCGTCGTTCTATGTTTCGCCCGACGGGCACGAAGTGCATGATGTACGTGTTTCACTCATCGACGGAAAGAAAGAAGGCGGAGAGTGGGCAGAGGACGTGCAAGCGGCGGCAAATACCATCTGCTTTGCTTTTGGCGTACACCCCAACATGGTGGGGGCAGTACCGGGGAAGGCGCAAACCAACAACAGCGGGTCGGATAAGCGTGAACTCTACACCATGAAACAGGCGCTGCTCAAGCCCATGAAGGACATTCTCCTCACGGCTTTGCGCTTGTGCTTTGCTTACAATGGATTTCGCGGAACGCCAACACTGCCAATGATTCAATTAACCACGCTCGACGAACACCGGGACGCTAAAATTACACAGTCATGAGTATCATCACCAAACAGAAATTCGACGCGCTCGTACCCGCTTTCCGAGACGCAACCGATAGCGTTTATCGAAAAATGGTACCACAATTGGAACTCTACGAAAACCGCACCGGGGAGTTTGCGCCCTACGAAGAATTGAGTGAACTGAGAGAACGCTACATTTGTTTGGCGGCGGCACATAACGCCGTCCGAAGTCTCGACTTGATTCTTACAGGGTCTGGCTTTGGAGTCATCTCGACAGCCGAAAAAAGCCCCGCCTCACAAGCAAGAGTCGACGCACTGCAGAGGCAACTCTACGAAGAGTGTTCTGATGTGTTCGATGAATTGAGGACAAAAGCCTTGAGCACGGCGTGGAACGAGACGAGCAACGCACAGGACATGGTGGACTCCTTTCTTTACACCCCGACTTTGCTGAGAAAATACGGAGTTTTGTGCGAAGAACGCGAAGTTTTTGCAAGAGAATACGCGCGTTTGGCACCACAGCGCCACGAGGGAGCGATCCACGTGTTGCACGAGATTTCGCCCGAACTCTACGAAGCGATGCTCAACTGGTTGAGAAAGGGCGGAGAGTTTCGCACAGACGACAATTCACCGCGACAACATGCAATGAAAACGCTCTTGGAAAGGGGACGCGTACTCATGGCACGCGATATGACAGCGGGGCCGACCCACAAGGCATGCCAAAACCTCAGAGCCTCCTTGGTGATCTTTGCCGACTCGATCCCCGAGTACACCAATTCGGCTACCTACAGGGCACGACATAGCGGTTTCTATGAGAACAAAGCAGACCACCCCACCTTCTTTTTTTCCTGAAACGCTGAAAGTGCGCATACCAAAAGGCTGGGAGGCCTTGTCTGAAAGGGAACTGCTCTACATTTGCGCACTCATGGCGGCCGAACGTTTCACCGTCGAAGAGATACAGTTGAGGTATTTGCGCCGCTTTGCGTTCGAACGACCCAATCCACCCATCTGGAAAATGCTTTCTCCTTATACATTGTTGAGCGCGGCCGAGGAGTTAGCGTGGTTGGAGGAACCGCCCACCACGGCCATACGCCCCGCACATATAGGGAAGTATGAAGCCATCGACGCACATTTGTTCGACGAAAGGCTTAAATTCGGCGATTTTCTCATTTGCGAGAACTTGTTCCAAAGTTGGATCAGTTCGCAGATAGAGGAACCGATTGAGCAAATGGCGAAATTCCTATACCGCACAGCGGCAAACGAGTACGCATTGAACATTCATCTTTCGCCCGCCGAACGTTACGCGGTGATCTTTTGGTGGACGGGGCTCAAAGCGGAACTGGCAACAAGATACGAC